TCTCCTATTATAATAGTATTTATTACGTAACTATCGATGGTGTACTAGGAGTAACAAGTTTTGATGTACTTTGTGTATAAGCATCTTTGGCTTGTTTATTAGCCAAAACTGCTGTAATTATCGTGCTTTTTAAAAACTCAAACGTTGCTTCAGGATCAGCCATAATCATGTATGCTGTCATTCCAACACCTTGTTGAGTCATTGCTAGTGCTAAAGGTTTTGATACTTTGTAAGAAGTGTCTGTTTCTTCTATCAATTTACCAACTACTTCATCACTACCAACTGTACGAAATACTACAATATCATCTTTGTTTAGTTTTTGTTTTAACATTTTTTCTTTCTTATTATAGTTCAAAGTTTTCAAAAGTTTTATCGTCAACGTCTTGTTTTAGTCCGCCAATAATATAACTTTCAACTTCAGTTTCTTGTGGAGCAACTTGTAAACCACTTGAGTTTAACCAATGCTGTGTCCACGGTAAAGGATTTGCATTAGCAGATTGATCATACACAGGATCATATCCTAATGCTTTCAATCTTTTGTTTGCAATCCATTCAACATAGTCGCCTAATAGTTTTTCATTTAAACCAATAATTGAACCATCTTTGAATAAGTGTCTTGCCCATGCTTTTTCTTCTTCAACACAATTTTTGAACATTTCAACTACTTGCTTATCTAAGCCTTTCATTGCTTTTGTCATTCCAGCATCATCATTTTTTTGCCAATTCTTAATAACCTGTGTTGACAAGTTTAAGTGTGTTGCTTCATCACGAGCAATAAGTGAAATAATTTTTGCAGAGCCTTCCATAAGTTTTAATTCACCAAATGCAAAGGTACAAGCAAAAGATACATAAAATCTTAAACCTTCTAAGATATTTACATTTATCATTGCAAGATACAATTGTTTCTTAACATCAATTATATCGCCTTTGCCTTTTACAAAATAATCTTCAGCCATTTTAGAAAATCTATCATAGTTTTCTGTAACTGATACAGCTCTCTTTAAAATTTCTTCATCATTTAAAATTGTATCAAATACTTCACTTGGATCTGGATACACGTTTTTCATAATATGTGTGTATGAACGTGAGTGAATTGTTTCAAAGAAATCCCAAGTAACAATACAACCTTCTAATTCTGGATTTGATACGTAAGGTAAAAAAGCTAAACTTGGTCCACGTCCTTGAACTGAATCAAGTAGTGTTTGATATTTCAAATTTGAAGTAAAAATATGCTTTTGTTCTGGTCTGAAAGTTGCATAATCTGATCTATCTTTTTGCAAACTCACTTCTTCAGGTCTCCAAAAATACCCAAGCATAGTTTGGTTAAGTTTGTCCAATGCAGGATATTTAAAAACGTCATATCTCTGCACACTCTGATCTTCTCCAAAAAACATCGGCTCCTTGGTAAAATCTATTTCATTTCTGTTAAATACTGTCTTTGCCATATTTCTATTATATACTCTTTTACTACCTTGTCAATATTTATTTAAATTGTACATGAATCACATGCTTCATCGTCTTGCTGTGATTGATGTTGCTCAGCAACTTCTAATGCTTCATCTAGTGTTGCTACGTTTTCTTGATCAGTTATGTTTGGTTCTTCACCTTTAAAATCATACGTATTTTGATAGTATGACGTTTTCCAACCAAGTTTATACGTTGTTAAAAAATCTTTAGTTAATACACTCATAGGAACTTCGTTGTTATCAAAATGTAACGGATTATAACTCCAATTACCACTAATTGCTTGATCGAAGTATTTTTGCATAGCCGCAACAATATTAATATATCCTTCGTTGCTTGGCATATCCCATAAAAGTGTGTAATACTTTTTATAAGTTTCATATTGAGGAACTATTTGCTTTAATGGCCCTTTTTTAGACTTTTTAATTGACAAATAACCTCTTGGTGGTTCAATACCATTTGTTGCATTACCAACTACACTAGATGACTCACTTGGCATCTGTGCAGATAATGTTGAATGTCTTAAACCATGCTCTACTATATCACGTCTTAATGCTTCCCAATCCATTTTAAGTTTTTCAGATACAATACCATCAACATCTCTTTTGTATGTATCAATTGGAAGAATACCTTTTGAATATTTTGTTTTCTTAAAGTAATCACACGCACCTTTTTCTTTTGCAATTGTATTTGATGCTTTTAGCAAGTAATACTGAAATGCTTCTGATAATTCATTTACTAATTGCCATGCTTCTTTATCTTCATATTTCATTTTATTTTTTGCAAGATAATGTGCAAGTCCAATGTAACCAATACCCAATGAACGTCTTGCTTTCGTAGAAACTTCTGCGGCTTTTACTGGATATTTTTGATGGTCGATAATTTGTTCTAATCCTCTAACACTTAAATCACATAATGATTCTAATTCTTTAGTATCTTTTAAAACACCAACATTAATTGCTGATAAAATACAAAGTGCAATTTCACCTTTGCCATCAATATGCTGTAACGGATCTGTTGGTAATGTAATTTCTTGACACAAATTAGACATACGCACAGGGTCAACAAACGAACTATGTTCATTAGTATGATCAATATTCATTATGTATATACGACCTGTTTCTGCACGTTCTTTTAATATGTCACCAATAAGTGTTCTTGCTTGAATAGTTTTCTTAGGAATAGTTGTATCTTTTTCATATTTTTTATACAATGCATCAAACTTTGTTGTACCAAATGCTTCATACAATCCTGGAACGTCATGCGGTGAAAATAAAGTGATATCTCCACCTTTAATAAATCTTTCATAAAATATTTTTGATAACTGAATTGAATAATCAAGTTTACGTACTCTGTTATCTTCTGTACCTTTGTTATTTTTTAACACAAGGATGTCTTCAATTTCTTGATGCCAAATTGGGAAATGGACTGTAGCACTACCACCACGTACTCCATTTTGTGTACAACACCTTACTGTTGCTTCAAACTTTTTAAGAAATGGGACAACACCTGTGTGGGCTACTTCGCCTCCCCTAATACGTGAATTAATTCCACGTATTCTACCTGCATTAATTCCAATGCCGGCTCTCTGTGCAATGTATCTACCAATTGCCATGTCTGATGCGAAAATAGAATCTAACGTATCATCAACATCAACAAGTACACATGAAGCAAACTGTCTTAGTGGTGTACGTACACCTGCCATTACAGGTGTAGGAATATTAATTTTAAATTTTGAAATTGCATCATAATATCTTTTGATATATCCCATTCTTGTTTCTTTTGGATAGTCATGAAATAAGGTTGCCGCAATTAACATATACATATACTGAGGTGTTTCAAAAACTTTACCTGAACTTCTATCTTGTACAAGATATTTGTCAACTACTTGTCTTAAACCTGCGTATGTAAAATTATAATCTCTATCGTGCTTTATATATGAATCTAAAGTTTTAAAATCATCATCTGAATACCATTTCATAATGTTTGGGTCGTACAAACCTTTTTCAATATTTCTACCAACCAAAAATTGTAATGGAACTTGATATGCATGATCAATATGCTTACCAAATACTTCTTTTCTAATTGTAAACAACAAAAGGCGTGCCGCAACATATTGATAATTTGGTGCTTCTAATGTGATCAAATCATTTGCTGACTTAATTAAAATTTCTTGAATTTGTTGTGTTGTCATTTGATTTGAAAACTGTAGACCAGAATTCATTTCAACTAATGATGAAGAAACTCCTGACAAACCATCACAAGCGGCTTCAGTCATTTTATGTACCTTATTAATATCTAAAGGTTCCTGTTGCCCATCTCTTTTGATAATGAAAATTTCTTCTTGGTTTTTCGTTGCGTTCATACTCTCTATACCTTACTTCTTTTTATTCAGCATAATATTAATTATACTATCACAGTCACAGTAAAAGCAATAGTTAAATTCACATTAACAGAAAAAATCTGTTAACAACCTTAGGTTACTCTTGTAACCAACGTTCTATCTTATATGATAGGTTAGCATTTGAAGAATTGCCATTTGTGTATTTAAATTGCAATTTTGAACTTGAAATTCCCGCGGAAAATGTTACGTCTGATGTTGTAGCAGTTTCAACGTGAGAATCGTTAATTACTGTATCTGTTCCATCTGATGTAATATGAATTGTTCCAGTTCTTAATTCAGATCCAAGTTTTAAACTATAATCAATTTTATAAACATTAGATTCTGCAATTGGATATTCTAAAATTACGTCAGTTGTACTAGCTGTCAATGTTGCTTTTTTCATTGATGCTATATACTGATTAGTCAAGTATCGTGGATAACTTGACTCTGTAAAAATTTCAATATTACTTGCTACTCTTGATACAGATTGTCCTCTTTTTTTGTTAATAAAATTTGAAATATTAACAGCTTGTTCAGGTGTATCTAAATCAACTTTTAAATTAGCATCTATATCAACTGCTCTTACTGTATGCCCAACTGCTGTATGCTCTCCTAAAAAAGATCCATAAGTTGAAGCTGGTTTAATAGCTGTTGGTTCATCAATTAAATTAATACTATCACTTGCATTTGCTGTTGCCAATGCTGTTTTTTCAGAATTAGTTACAAATTGAACAAAACCAGTTCCTGTAGTTACATCAACATACACTTGATTGTTTGCTAAATCATTTACTTGATATTTTTTATATGTTGCGTTGCTCGAACTTGTTGACCAACTTGCTCTAGCTCTAAGGTGTTCTGTGATTTGTTCTTTTGTCCATTTTGAAACTACTATTTTTGAGCCACCTTCTGGTATGTTAGAACCAGTAAAGTTTAAGTATGCAGTTGTTCCACTAAATGATAAAACATATTGTGATGAATCATAAGTTGTTGGAATTTGATTAATAAACTTTGTAACAACAATATCAGATTCAGTTAATCCGCCACTTAACTTTGGATGGCCTGTTGGTAATCCAAAATTACCAGAGTATGCAAGTGCTATGTTTGCCGCAGGATTAAGAACTTCTGTTCCTGTAATATTAAAATTTAAAATTCCGTTATTTGTTGATGACGAAGTTAAGTTACCTAAATCATCTGATACTACTTTTTGTGCATCTAAAAAAGGTTTAACTTGTACATCTGCATTAAGAAGATCTTGCGTACCAGTACCAATGTAAACTTCACGTGTATCAATTGCTAAACCAATTTCACCGTCAGCCAAAGGTTGTGGTAAATCTGCTCTTAAACCACGTCTGTTTTTAATTCTAGTATATGTTGTTGCCACTTGATTTACTCCAATATACTACTATTTATTCATTTTGTAGTAAGTTTCAACTCTATCAAGCCACTTATTTGTAAATGTTTGAAATTCATTGCCTTCAACAACAAATTGCTGATATTCGTTATCGTGTGTAACCATAAAAATCACGCCTTTTTGTATATTTGTGCCATATACTTCATTATGAGCTAGTGCATAAGCTGATGCCTGCATAAAATAATCCTCAATCCACTCTTTTTTCTTAAATTTACGTGATGTTTTAAAGTCACCTATTGCTGGTTCACCTTCGTGTACGCATATTAAATCTGCTGTACCTCCATAAAGTCCTGGAAATGCTAAATGTGTTTCAATGCCCCACACTTCATCTACATTTTTAAGCCCATGCTCAATCACAGTTTCACTTAAATTCTTTGCTTGTACATACACTTGATTTGTACCACTAGGACGTTCTACACCTTCAATATAACATTCAAGATGTTTGTGCATGATTGTACCTAAGTTTGCTGACTCAGTTACGATACGTTGTGCTTCAGCGGCTCCTACTCGTTTTTTCCAAGCATTAAGAGCCGTCATATCTTTGGTTTTAGAAAGTATAGAAGTTACTGACGGCACAGGATCGCCGTTTTCATTTACAT